CGACGAGACGACCCATGCCAAGTCACCCCAGGGGGGACCCGCAGATCCCTTGCGCCGCAGTCGTTCTCATCAGATTCTCAATAAGCTCACCGTCCTGACTGGGCTGGAGTGGTCTTGTTGATTCTCAATAAGCAATCAACGATCTCAGCGCATCAGCGCGAGATCAACGGGCGGAGGCCAGCGCCCGCTCTAGCGAGCTGCGCAGATACGGACCAGCGACGCGGCTGATCGTGGTCTGGCCGATGGCCTCCATTGGAAATCGCGGGCGGTAGCGCGGCTCGCGGCTCACCTCAATGAAGTACGGGAACAGCTGCTCACGTGATCGGCGGTACACACCAGCGGGCCTACCTCCGCCCTTGGGTGTGCCGATGAAGAATCCCCCGCGGTCAGTGGTTGAGAGGCCACGGGCGATCTGAGCGAAGAGCGCTTTTTTGGGGTTGCCTTTGTCGTCCAGGGCCAGTCGGGTAGGCACCAGCTTCCCTCTGACCCTGCCCCTACTCAGCCCCCGGAAATAGCCCTCAAACCCTTTGGGGTAGCGCTGCCCGCCCCGTATCTGCGGGCCGAAGTAGGGCCTGTTGGCCTGGGCCCCCACCAGGACCGTGGGGTCCTGTTTGGTCCCCCGCTGCACCAGGAAGGCGGTCTCGGTGAACCGGGTGGGGTCGTCGAAATACTGCCGGGTTCCCTCTGCCAGCGCCTTGCGCACATCGAACCCAGTGCGGTTCAGGGCCTGGCTGATCGCGAACGGCATCTGCCCGCGCATCGTGCCCAGCCAGAGCAAAGCGCGGGGCAGGTCGGACTGAATGTCCAGGCGCAGATCAGCCACGTTCAGAACCGGATACCCACCCCCAGTCTGTCTGGGGCCTACCGAGATTCGAGCAGCTCCTCCAGCTCCATCCGCTTCAGGTCCAGGTCAGTGGGCAGATCCCAGGCCATCCACTCGTCGGGATCGTCGGCGCTGGTGATGGTGAGGCAGCCGACGGAATCCCAGCTCGACACCCAGTTCAGGATCAGCTCCTGCCACCAGGCCAGCCAGCTCACGTCACGGCTGAGCAGATGGGACGGCGAGGCGGCACGTTTCACCGGGTGGTCGGCAGTTGCCTCAGTCTGCGGTGCGCATGAAAAACCCCGCCGGCCAGGGCGGGGATGAACCACTCGGACGCCACGTCCAAGGGCAGGGTAGGGAGGTCCTGCAGGCGTTACGGGTGTTACGCCGGTGTAACAGCGACCGTAACACCCGAGATCGACCGGGCCACAGGCAGTCTCGGCCCTCTTGTTACGTTGTTACACCTCTATTAGAAGAGATAGAAGAAGAAGGGGAAAGGCCAAGGCGTAGCAGGGTGCATGCTTACAGCAAGGTGCTTTTCTCTATAGGGGGGTATCTACCCCCCAAATGACCGTAACGGCGTAACACCCGCTCCACGACTGCGATCTGAGCGTTACGCCTGGCGTTACTGTTACGCCTCGGAGCCTGGAATGGCCAATGAAACGGCCCTGCTGACACCAGCCATGCCCTTGAACCGCACGACGCCGGCTTTCTTCGCGCCAGGCAGCCTGGTGAGCACGGTGGCGTAACAGTCCATCCATGGCGTGCCGTCGAGGATGCGCCGCAGCGCCTTCGCCGTGTTGCTGATCACCAGTCGCTCGCCCTCGACCTTCACCCCGATGCGGCCAAGGTGCGACTCAGCCGCGCCGGGCCCGATCTCCATTGATGCGGCGCTGCCGCGGGCCAGCTCGACCAGCTCCCAGATGGTGCGGTTGTAGGCGCTGCCCCGATCGCCTTCCACCCTGATCTGATGCTGCAGGATGTGCTGCAGGCAGCGTTCCTCATCTGCCTCAGACTGCTCCTTGTAGGCCTCCCAGTCGTTGGCGTCGATCAACTGGTAGGCGTCTTCAATCGTGGCGGCCCTAGAGCTCATCAGCGACCACGCGCCGGCCAACAGCGTGCCGTACTGATCGCCCTGCCGCTGGCTGTCAAACCGCTCGGCCGCAGCCCTGCGGAAAACGGCGACCGAATCGCGGATGATCGGGATCTGGCGCACCATGCGGAGCATCAGGCGGTGGCCGGTTTCAGGGGTGCAGAGGCGGGTGATCTCAGCGTCCAGCGCTGACCAGTGAGCGATGCGCTGCTCCTTCGGCAGATAGGACGGATTGCGCAGGGTGAGCTGAGCGAAGCGCGACTGATCAGCGCCTTGCTTGAGGGCTGTGGAAATCGAGCACAGCAGGAACATCGATCGGATGGTGAAGCTCTGCGCAGTGCCATCGGCGCCGCCTTTGCCGATCACGCCGCGGCCGGCGCTGCTGGCGACCCGGGCAAGCGAGAGGATGTTTTGGATGCGCTGGCGGTCGGCCTTCTCGTTGGATTCGGCCTCATCGAACACGACGGGGACGGCATCGGAGCGGAGCTGCTGGCGGATGAATGCCTCGGTGGTGTTGCCCTCGGGGAACAGCGCCAGCGATTCGATCAGGGGGCCGATCAGGCGATCGAGGATGGCCGACTTGCCCGAGCCGGCCGATGCGGTCAGCCAGATGTGAGGGCGCCACTGGAGGGCGCCGCAGATCGGGGCCAGGGCGATCCATCCCGCCAGCAGCAGGCCCGATGCCGGCACCTCCCAGTGAAACCGCGAGGCGATGTCGATCAGCTCCATGCCCAGCTCATCGTTGAGCGGCTGCAGGTGCTCAGGCAGGTCGATCGATGCGAGGCGCTGGTAGTGGAACCGGGAGCTGGGGGCCTTGGTGATCGGGTGCTGAGTGCCATCGATCAGCAGGCGGTCCCCCAGGTGCAGGACCGACCTGCCAGCGTCCCACCAGGCGCCGCGGCCACGGATCCGGTCTGGGCTGAAGATCCCCACCCGGGCCTGTTCAGCGAACAGCGAGGATGCCGCGGCCAGCCAGTTCACGCCGGTCTTCGACGGGTAGAGCGCCTCCCAGTACCCCAGCTCAGCGAGCTGCACCAGGTTGGTGCCGGTGTGGCTGCCGCGTGCGATGGCCACCACCTGGCCGGTGCTGCGGGGCTGGTAGTAGAACACCCCCTCATCGAATCCCAGGCAGGCGAACGGGCGGGAGGCCGGCAGGTCGGCCGGGGGCTCGGGTTCTGGCGATGGGGGAGACGGTGCGGCGGGTTCAGGCTCAGGCAGGCCTTGGATCTGCTTGGCGCACCGCTCGACAGCCTTGGCGGCCTTGGCCGGCGTCCAGCCCTCGGCGAGGGCATCGGCGAGATCCCAGCCCTGCGGGAGCACATCGGGCGGATTCACCACCTGAACGCTGCACTGCAGGCCGAGCAGGATGCGGGCGAGCTGGGCGGCGGCCTTGCGGCCCACGTCGTCAGCGTCGGGCCAGATTGTCACGGTGCGGCCGGCGAGGGCCGACCAATCGGCGTGCTGGACGTTGCTGGTGCCGCCGGGCCAGGTGCAGACCGCGTGATCGGGGAACAGCTGGGCAGCGGCGTCAGCGGCCTTCTCGCCTTCGGCGATGACGACCGGTGCGCCGGATGCGCGCCGCGCCCAGTAGAGCGGCCGGGGTTTGGCGGGGGACTTCCATCGCCAGGCCGAGCCGTCGAAGGTCAGCGGGCGGATTTTCTTGCCCGGGAAGCGGCAGACGATCAAGTCGTCGGTGTAGCGCCAGACGTGCTCAGCGCCAGCCGTGGGCGGCTCGGGCCGGCTGGTGATGCCCAAGTGGGCCTCGACCTTGCGGGCGGCCTCGCGGTAGTCCAGGCCAGTGACGCGCATCAGCAGGTCCATCCCGTTGCCGCCGCCACCCATGCGGTCCTTGCCGCCGCAGCCGTTGCAGAACCAGCCGCCGGGGCCATCGTCCCGGTCCCAGCGGTAGCGATCGGTGCCACCGCACGCCGGGCAGGGCTGGTGAGTGTCAGTGAGCTGCTCAGGCGATAGGCCGCCCAGCTCCATCAGCAGCCGAGGCCAGCTGCCGTCCGCTGCATCAAGGGGCATGGGGTCAGCCGGCGCGGCGGGCCTTGGATGGGGCCTTGCTCTGCGCCAGGCGGCCCATGTCGCGGAGGATCAGCTGCCTGAGGTACGCGACGCGGGTGCAGCCGAGGTAGTCGGCCTCACGGTCAAGGTGGTCCACTTGCTCGGTGGGCAGCTCAACGGTGATGCACTTGCGACCGGGGGGCGTGGGCCAGGCGGGCATGGAGTCGGTTGTGGGTTCTCCCACTCTAGGGGGTGCGGATGCGGAACCTAAGGGGTATGCTGTGGAGGTTGCCACCCCAGCCGGGGACGAACGGCAGCATTCCCACTCGATACGGATCATGACCACCAAGACCACGACCCAGGCGGTGAGCATCACTCCGCCCGATTTCCGGCACCTTCAGATCAACATCAAGGGCACGGCGCCCTTGGTGATCAACCGATTCAGCGCCAAGGCTATGGAGCAAATGCGCCAAAAGCAGGAGGCCGGCAGCACCTCCAGCTCAAAGAAGATCCGCGAAGCCAAGGACTTCGATGCTCTCTACGAAAACGCCAAGCACATCAGCGACGAGGGATGGGAGGGCATCCACGCTGCGGCATTCAGGAACGCTGCTATCAGCGCCTGCCGTGCGTGCGGATTCAAGATGACGCACGCCAAGCTCGCCTTCATGGTGATGCAGGACGGCTTCGACCGTGTGGACGGCGCCCCCCTGGTCAAGCTGACCGAAGGCGTTGCAGAACAGTGGGTGGCGACCACCAGGAATGCCACTGGCGTTGTTGATCTGCGTGTCCGCCCGATGTACCGGGAATGGTCTGCATCGCTGCGGATCCGTTACGACGCCGGGATGCTCACTGCTGATGACATCGTGAACCTGATCTCCCGCGTTGGGTTGCAGGTTGGCGTTGGTGAAGGCCGGCCCGACTCGAAGCAGTCAGCCGGCTTGGGTTTCGGCCTGTTTGAGATTGTGTGATGGAGAGAATCAGGCACGGATTGGCAGGCAGCGCAGGGCTCGGCCCGGCAAGGACCGGCTCGGCTCGGCAGGCGCGGCTAGGTAGGACGGGCGTGGCTGGGTACGGCGTGGCAGGCAAGGCCTGCTCCGGCAGGCTCGGCACGGCAAGGCCAGGTCCGGAGAGTCCGGGTCCGGTTGGGCATAGCAGGCAGGGCACGGCCAGGCGAGGTCAGGTGCGGCGAGGCAGGCGAGGCTTGGCACGGCGAGGCGCGACCCGGGGCGGCGCGGCAGGCGCGGCACGGCACGACGTGGCCTGGCGGGGCGTGGCCGGGCTTGGCCTGGACTGGCAGGCAAGGCGTGGCTGGGCACGGCCTGTCCCGGCGGGGTCCGGCAGGCATGGCGCGACAAGTCGAGTCATGGCTTGGTCGGGAACGGCAGGCGAGGCGAGGCGAGGCCCGGCATGGCCCGGCCCGGATCGGCAGGCATCCCAAGGCGAGTCGCGGCGAGCTACGGCGAGCCACGGCAGGTCCGGCTAGGCAAGTCGGGGCCCGGCGAGGCGAGCTGCGGCAAGCCTCGACGTGGTAACAGGGGCGGGCAACTGCCCCCTATTTCTTAATCAATCACCTAATCAAAATGGCTTACGCATTCCGCGATTCATTCCGCGCATTCAACGATCGGGAAATCACACCAGAAGTTGCCGGCCAAGAGCTGCAACGCATCCACGAAGAAAACGGGACGCTTAGGTCTCAATCAGTGGTAGATGCCGCCAGGCCTGAAGATGCGCCGCTCCACCCTGCCTTTGAGTGGGATGACTCTGTGGCCGGAGAGCAGTTCCGCAACATCCAGGCCCGCAGCCTGATCAAAACCGTGCAAATCGTGCGAGAGGAAGACGACGATCAGACCGCTGAGCCGGTCTACATCAATGTCAGCCGTCAGGACTCGGCCTATGAGCCTGTGCAGAAGGTGGTGAACACCCCTGATCTGTTTGAGGCTGCGTTCAGCCAGGTCTGCGGTCGATTGAATGCAGCGCAACAGGCATTGCAGGAGCTGCAGAAGTTGGCACGCCGGGAGCGCCGGCAAGAAGCTGACCGTTACGAACGCGCCCATGCCTTGGTTGCTCGGGCCCAGTCCACGGTGTTGAAGGGGTGAAGTGACCACCCCCACCCTTCGCCCCTACCAACTCCAAGCCGTCGCCGAGATCCGCCAGGCCTACCAAGCCCGCCACCGCTCGGTGCTGTTCGTGCTGCCCACTGGCGGGGGCAAGACCGTGCTGTTCAGCCACATCACCCGCGAAACCGCCGCCCGTGGCAACCGGGTGTGCATCCTGGTCCACCGCGCCGAGCTGCTCCGCCAGGCCAGCGCCAGCCTCGACGCCCTCGACGTGCCGCATGGGTTGATCGCTGCCAACCGGAGCATGGACCTGTCCCGCCCGGTGCAGGTCGCCTCAGTGCAGACCTTGGCGCGGCGGCTGCACCACATCCCGCCGGATTTCTTCAACCTGCTGGTGATCGATGAGGCCCACCACAGCAACGCAGGAACGTGGGCCCGCGTGCTCGAGCACTGCCGCGCCGCCCGGGTGCTGGGGGTGACCGCCACCCCGATCCGTTGTGATGGCCGCGGCCTGGGTGAGTGGTACTCGGCGATGGTCCTGGGCCCCACCCCCGCCGAGCTCACTGAGGCCGGATTCCTGGCCCCGGCCCGCGTGCTGGCCCCGCCGATCGGATTCGACACCAGCGGCCTGCGCCGGCGGATGGGTGACTTCGACATGAGCCAGGCGGCCACCAGCCTGCAGGCAGGCCAGGCGATGGGTGACTGCCTGTCGCACTACCGCCGGTATCTCGACGGGCAGACGGCCATCGCGTTCTGCTGCAGCGTCGCGCACGCCGAGGCGGTGGCCGACCTGTTCAACCGCAACGGTGTAGCCGCTGCATCGATCGACGGCACCATGGATGCGGCCACCCGTGAGCAGCTGCTGGCGGACTTGAGCGCCGGCCGGCTAAAGGTGCTCACCAGCTGCGCGCTGATCGGCGAGGGCGTGGATGTGCCCAGCGTGGCGGGCTGCATCCTGCTGCGGCCCACCCAGTCCGTCTCGCTGCACCTGCAGATGATCGGCCGCTGCCTCAGGCCCCAACCGGGGAAACAGGCGGTGATCCTCGACCACGTGGGCAACGTGGTGAGGCTGGGCCACCACCTTGAAGAGCGGGAATGGACGCTGGAGGGCACACCCAAGAAGGACCGAGAGAAGGCGCCGAGCGTCAAGGTCTGCCCCCAATGTTTCGCCGCAATGCCCTCCGCCCGCCAGACCTGCCCCGACTGCGGCCATCAGTTCGCGCCGGAGCGGCGATCGTTAGAGCACGTGGAGGGTGAGCTTGTGGAAGTGCAGCGGCGGGAAGCCAAGCATGAACAGGCCAGCGCCACCACCATCGAAGACCTGATCGCCATCGGCAAGCGCCGGGGCATGAAAAACCCCCGCGGCTGGGCCCGGCATGTGATGGCTGCCCGGCAGGCGAAGGGTCAGTGGAGGAGGGTGGCGTGAACCCCCCACGCTGGACCCGCGCCGAGTCGGAGTTCCTTGAATCCCTGGCCGGCGACCTGCCCCTGAAGGAGATCGTCAGCCGTTACCGCCGGCGGGCCGGCCAGGTGGGCTGGCCTGAGCGCACCCATCGCGGGATCCAGCAGCGGCTGGTCCGCATGGGCCACGAAGCCCGGGTCCGCACGGGCGACTGGGTCACCACCGGCGGCGCCGCTGAGATCCTCGGATGCCCCGGCACTCGCGTTGAGGCATGGCTGCGAACCCGCCACATGAAGGAGATCCTCCAACCGGTCTGGCGCGGGAAGTTCCGTTACGTCAGCCGCGCAGCATGGCGCCGGCTGGCCCGGCAGCGCCCGCAGGCCCTCGGCGGGTTTAGCGCAGATCGCCTGTTCCAGCTGCTCGAGGATCGCGAGCTGGCTGAGCAGGTGGCCAGCCGGTATCCCAGGCCCCGTGGTGACTGGCGGGTGCGGTGTGTCGAGACCGGCCAGGTCTGGCCCAGTGCGGTGAAGGCCGCCGCCGAGCTGCACGTCAGCCAGGCGGCGATCACCCTGGCGATGCGTCAGGCCCGCCCGGTGCGGGTGCTGGGGATGCGGTTTGAGGCGTTGCGGGAGGTGGCGTAGGGCGGGCATGAAAAAACCCCGGCGGTGGGCCGGGGTGGGTGCGTCAGTCCACCAGCTCGGTGGTAATGCCCAGCCGCTTGGCATTCCGCCAGATCTCGCGAGCCTCATCGACCGATTCGATCACTCGATAGAAGCTGTCGCGACCCCATGTCTTAGAGATTCCGATGGTCTGATTGCTGCCAGAGCCAACTGAGCACTTGCTGAGCTTCCATGTGCGGCGCCGCAGCTCAGCACCGCTGAAAGTGCCGTTGTTGACCCAGACGGTCAGCAGCAGATCTGAGTTGTCACCGATGAAAGCATTGAGATCGCGCAGCTTGCCGGTAGCACCGCAGGCAAAGCAGTCGCCGTTCTGTATGTGGGAGAAATGTGGGAGCTTGCCGGAGCCACCGCAGAAGGGGCAGGTGCAGGTGGCGTTGCGGAGTTTGGTAACGGCCATGACTGGTAACGAGTGGCGGAGCTCTCTGCCCCTGTGTTCATACAGTAGCGCATCCGTTACGGTCCCACGTGCCACCATCGGCCCAGTTCACAATCCGTCACGCTTCCGCGCCCGGCTCCGCGCCACTCGCTCAGCCTTGAACGCCCGCCCTGCAGGGTCCAGCTGTTCCCAGCACCGTGAGCAGAGCGGCCCCCGTGCGCCGGTGTGGGTGATGCCACAGGCTGGGCAGACAGGGCGGGGTGCCGCTGGCAGGCGGCCGGCTTGGCGTTCTCGGTAGCGGCGTTGGCGGGCGGCGTTGGTGGGGTCAGGCATTAGGCGGGGACTCCTAGTGGCTTGCCGAGGATTTCCAGTCGGTCGAGCCGAACGATGCAGGGGCCAAGCTGCTCAACGAGGGTCTGCAGCTTGCCGATGATGCCCACCAGGCTGCCCTCATCCATCAACTTGAACGCTTCAATGTCGCGCTCCCGGTGCGCATGGCATTCAACGATGAAATCAGGCCGATCGCCAATCTTGACCGTGAGCAGGAATGAGACGTGATCGGCGTGGCGTTCAAGCTGTGAGGCGCGGCCGACGAGGGTGATGCTGCGTTTCGACATGGCGAGATGGATAGCGGTGGAGTGGTTGCCGGGGTAAGCCCCCGGCGGGCTGGGGTGGATCAGGCGGCGGCCAGCTGACGGCGCTGGGCCCAGCGCTCTTCCCGCTTGGCTTGCATCTTGGCGTGGTGGGCATCAGAGGCATGCACCGCCTTGAGCGCCTGAGCGTAGAAGGGGTGATCAGGGCGGACGCGAATCCGGTCTGTCTCGAAGTAGTCAGTCATGCTGTCGGAATCGTTCTGAACATCGAACGCTTCCCACACTTCGGCAGAGAACCGGCGGTAGTTCTTGGCGTAGATGGTGATCGTGCCTTGGGGGTGGTTCAGGGTGTTGCCGATGCTGAAGCTGGCTTTCTGCAGGGGTCCGTTGTTGACTTTGATGCCGTTCCAGAAAAACTTGAAGGTAGCGGTCATGGCTGGCGGTGAGTGGTGGAACCTTTCGGCTCCGATGTCCATACTGTAGCGCATCCGTTACGCCACACCACCCCTACGCCAGGCCAGTTCACGCAACGTCACAAAACCCCTCCATTGACTGCCGGCACCACTCGCCCGCCAGCCATGCCCTCAGAGCACGACACCCAGCAACGCGTTCTCCTGGCCCACGGCTCCGGCCCGGTCCGCCTGTGGAGAAACAACGTCGGCACCGGCTGGGCTGGCCAGGCCACCAGGGTCACGGCTGGGAATCTGCAGGCCATCGCCCACACCCTCCGGCCTGGCGACGTGGTGGTCAGGAACGGCCGCCCGCTCCACGCCGGGCTGTGCGTGGGCAGCTCCGACCTGATCGGGTATCGCCGCGTGGGCGACCTGGCCCAGTTCGTGGCGCTTGAGGTGAAATCGGCCACCGGCAGGCCCACCACCCAGCAGACCGCATTTCTCAACCACATCACCGCCGCTGGTGGGTGCGCCGGAATCGTGCGCAGTGTGGAGGATGCGAGAGAAATACTGCGAACGGGTGCGAAACCGGAACCCATCCGCTAGGATTCTGGCATCCACCCGCTCGATGCCATGGCCCTTCAGATACGCAAGGCAACACGCCGCAAGGCGAAACTCAGGCTCGCCCTGCTGGGCCCGTCCGGTTCCGGCAAGACCATGAGCGCCCTGCGCCTGGCGTTCGGCATCGGCGGCAAGGTCGGCGTGATTGACACCGAGAACGGCAGCGCTGATCTCTACGCCGAGATCGGCGACTACGACGTGATCACCCTGGACAAGCCCTACACCGTGGGGAAGTACCGGGAGGCGATCGCCGCCTTCGAGGATGCGGGCTACGCCACGATCATCGTGGACAGCCTGAGCCATGCCTGGTCTGGCGCTGGCGGCCTGCTCGACAAGCAGGGCCAACTGGCGGCCCGCCCCGGCGCCAACAGTTACGCCGCCTGGCGCGAGATCACCCCAGAGCACAACGCCCTGGTTGAAGCGCTGCTCTCCAGCCCCTGCCACGTCATCACCACGATGCGGGTCAAGCAGGAGTACGTGCTGGAAGAGAACGAGCGCGGCAAGAAGGTCCCCCGCAAGGTGGGCCTGCAGCCGGTGCAGCGTGACGGCATGGAATACGAGTTCACGTGCGTGATGGACGTGGACATCGACCACAAGGCCACCGCCACCAAGGATCGAACGACCCTGTTTGCCGACTGGCGGGACACGATCACCGAGGCCACCGGCCGCTTGCTGCAGGGCTGGCTGGATAGCGGCGCCGAGCCGTTCAACGTGGCTGATCAGGCGCGAAAGGCGTGCAAGGCGGCAGGGCTCACCAGTGAGGGACTGATTCAGTTCTGCCAGATGGTGAGCCAGGGCGAAACCAGCTCACTGGAACGGCTGCCCCGCCAGACCCTTGACCGGATCATCCAACAGGGGATCTCCGCCGAGACCGTCGCCAAGTGCAACGGCCCGGCCGACCCCGACCCCGACCCCACCGAAGACCCCGACGATCTGCCCGCCGCCTGGTCTGCGTGACCTGGTGGGCTGCATAACCGGTTCCTAACCCCACACCATGAACGAACTCCTCGCACAACTCCTGCGCGCCAGCCAGCACCGATTCATCGGCCGGCTGGGCAGGGACCCAGAGACCAAGTACTTCCAGAGCGGCAACAGCGTCACCACCTGCCGCATCGCCATCAACAAGCCCGGCGCCAAACGTGACGACGGTCAGGAACCCGACTGGTTCAAGGTCGAGGCCTGGGGTGAGTCGGGCGTGGCCCTCGCCGACACGGTGAAGAAAGGCGATCTGCTCGACGTGTCGGGGCGGGTAAAGACCGAGACCTGGGCCGGACAGGACGGCCAGCAGCGCAGCCAGCTGACCATCACCGCCGACACCTGGACCCGCGTCGGCCAGCCGCAGCAGCAGGCGTCTGCGCCAGCCCGCCAAGCAGCACCAGCGGCGGCCAACACAGCCACCCAGACCTGGCACAGCACCGGCCCCGCCAGCGACGAGGAAGTTCCTTTTTAGATCTATGTGCACATCTAAAGTATGCAAAGGGTGCAGCCTAGATCTGCCCCTTGGCCATTACTACAAGCACAAGCGAATGCTTGACGGCCATCTCAACTACTGTGTTGATTGTGTTAAAGCAAGAGTTAACAAGCATAGGGCTGAAAATCTTGAACGTTTTCAAGCCTATGACCGGGCCAGGTCAGTACTTCCAACCCGCAAAAATCAATTAGCGCAGCTCGCTAGTAGATCAATCACTGATCCACTGCGTCGCCGTGCACACATTATGACCGGGAACGCTATTCGTGACGGCAAGCTAACTCGGCCAAGCACTTGCTCGCAGTGTGGTAAGTCCTGCAAGCCAGAAGCCCATCACGACGATTACTCAAAGCCGCTGGATGTTCGATGGTTATGCAGATCCTGCCACTGTCGTTTTCACAGGCTTCAGTCCATTTCTGTGAAGTATCCGCTTGCGGACGCATCATGAATACCATCACCGACATCCGCCAGCAGCTCGACACCCTGCTGGCCCAGTTCGAAACCGACCGCCAAGCCCTCGCCGCCGAACAGGCCGCCGTGGCCCGCGCTACCGAGGCCCTGCATGAGGCCCCCGCCCTGCAGGCTGCCCTATCCCAGGGCCAGGAGATCATGCGCGGCCGGGTGGTTGCGCTGATTGATGCGCAACGGGACGTGTTGCGCACCGGAGCTGCGACCACCGTGCTTGAGGCCCTGCGCCGCCAGGTGCTGGAGGTGTCCTCATGACCCTCTCCATCCTCGCCGGCCTGCTGCAGATCCTCTGCGTTGAGGCCGTGGTGGGCGCCTGCGTGCTGGCCACGTCGCTTTGGTGGGCTGCCTGCCAGCGGCTCAACCGGGAGGGGGAGTGATGTTCCCACCCCTGAATGAGCAGCGCTGCAGCGGCTGCCGATATTTCTTCCCCGATCAGCACGACCTAGGCCAGTGCCGCCGCAACCCGCCGCAGATCGGCCCACGCGGTGGGCAGTGGCCCACCGTTGCCGCTGATGACTGGTGTGGGGAGTGGGTGGCTAGGGAGGGGAGGCCATGACCCTCTGCATCCTCGCCGGCATGGTCGAGATCATCGCCGTGCTGGCCATTGTCGGCACCGCCACCCTCGCCACGTCGCTGTGGTGGGCGCTGTGTGAGCGGTTGGTGGGGGAGGTGGAGGTGTGAGCGCTACCATCCAGCGTTACCGCGAGTTCATCGCATCCAAGGGCACTGCTGCCCAGTCCTACGGATTCCAGCCGCAGGGCCAATGGGACCTGTTCCCTCATCAGCAGGCCACCCTGCAATTCGCCTGCGAGAAAGGCCGATCGGCTGCCTTCCTCGATACCGGCCTAGGCAAGTCCCGCGTAGAGGCCGCGGCTGCGGCTGAGTTCGCCACCGCGACTGGCCGCCCGTCGCTGATCCTGACCCCGCTGGCGGTAGCGCGTCAGATGGTGCGGGAGTGCGCAGCGGTCGGGATTGATGCCCGCATTGTGCGGGAGCAGTCGGACGTAGGGCCAGGCGTGAACATCGCCAACTACGAACGGCTGCCAAAGCTCGACTGCGCCGTGTTCGGCGGCGTGGTTCTCGACGAATCCAGCATCCTCAAGTCCTTCACCGGCCCCACCAAGCGGATGCTGTGCGAGGCATTCAGCGAGACGCCCTATCGGCTTGCGGCCACTGCTACGCCAGCGCCGAATGATCACATGGAGCTGGGCAACCACTCCGAATTCCTCGGCCACCTGGGCAGCATGGAGATGCTCTGCCGCTGGTTCATCAATGACACCAGCACCGCCAGCCAGGATTGGCGACTGAAGGGCCACGCTCAGGCCGACTTCTGGCGCTGGGTCAGCAGCTGGAGCAGGACCGCCACCCTGCCGTCTGACCTGGGAGGAGATGACGCTGGATTCATCCTGCCGCCGTTGAACTACGAGCTGCACACCATCGCAGCAGACATCACCCAGGACGTGCCGGACGGGATGCTGTTCAGGATCCCCGATGGCAGCGCTACCACCATCCACCGCGAAAAACGGCTCACGATGGAGGATCGCGTAGCACGTGCTGCTGAGCTGGCCAACAGCACCGCAGATCCAGTGATCGTGTGGTGTGAGACCAACGACGAATCATCGGCGCTGGCTGCATCCATCCCCGACGCGATCGAGGTGCACGGCTCCATGAGCATTGATGAGAAGGTGGCCGCGTTGGATGCGTTCACGTTTGGTGAGCGCCGGGTGATCGTGAGCAAGCCGAAGCTCGCCGGCCTGGGTCTGAACTGGCAGCACGCCAACACCGTGATTTTTGCCAGCGTCAGCCACAGCTACGAACAGCACTACCAGGCCGTGCGCCGTGCGTGGCGATTCGGGCAGACCAAGCCCGTCACCTGTCACGTGATCATCAGCGACACGGAAACGAGTATCTGGAACAACGTACAACGCAAGGCAGCGGATCACGCTCGCATGAAGCGTGCAATGGCCGAAGCGATGAACGGGTACCAGCAGCAAGCAATGAAGCGAGCATATACACGCACCGCGAAAGTATCACTCCCCGCATTCCTTCAATGAAACCAGATTACCAAGGCGACAACTGGGCCGTCTATGTGGCCGACTGCATCGAAGTGATGAATGGCATGCCCGAAGGCATCGTCGATTTGGCCGTATTCTCCCCGCCGTTTTCTGATCTGTTCGTCTACAGCGACAGCGAGCGCGACATGGGCAACTGCGGCAGCCATGCTGAGTTCATGGAGCACTACGCCTATTTCAGCCGCGCCCTGTATCGGGTGCTCAAGCCAGGCCGTGTCGTTTGCGTTCACTGCTCCGACCTGCCAGCTCGCAAAAGCAAGGATGGATTCATCGGCTTGCATGATTTCGGCGGTGATCTGATCCGCGCCCACCAGGACGCCGGGTGGGTGTATCACGCACGCTGCACCATCTGGAAAGATCCAGTGATCGAGATGCAGCGGACTAAGGCGTTGGGTCTGCTCTACAAGCAACTCAAGAAAGACAGCAGCCGCAGCAGGGTGGGGATGCCGGATTACATGCTGTTCTTCCGCAAGGATGAGCCAAACCCTGACCCGATCACGCACGATCCCGAGGAACTGCCGGTAAGCATGTGGCAGGAACTGGCCAGCCCAGTGTGGATGCGCGTCAACCAGACCAACGTGCTCAACGGCAGGCAGGCCCGTGGCGATCAGGACGAGCGGCACATCTGCCCGCTACAGCTCGACACCATCGAACGATGCATCACCCTCTACAGCAACCCTGGAGACGTGGTGCTGGACCCGTTCAACGGCATCGGCAGCACCGGCTATCAGGCCGTGAAGATGGGCCGCAAGTACGTCGGCATCGAGCTCAAGCCGGAGTACGCCCGCCAGGCTGCCAAGTTTCTGGAGCAGGCCGAGGGCAGCGCTGCATCCCTCTTTGACCTGGAGACCGCCTAATGGAAACCCGCCGCCTAACCCTCATCCTCACCCTCCCCGAGGTCGAGGCCCTCCGCCGCCAGCTCCGCCCTGGCGAGGGGATGAACGATCTGCTCCGGCGGATCGTGAACGACCGCATCCACAACCCCACCCCGCAATGATCACCCTCACCACCCCCACCCAGCAGGCCCTGGCCCGGATCGCCACCGCGCCTGTCACCAGTGAGCAGGCCCGGCGCCCACCAACACCCTCCACCCGGTTATCCCTGGCCGCCTGCCCCATGCCGGCCCGGTGCTCTAAGCCCTGCGAGACATGCTCTGGTGTCGCCCGCAGCGTCGCTGCTGAGCTGGGGCAGGTGTTGCGCGAGAGACACGGCGGGTCCAGTTCGGTGGCGGACTGGTTGGATGGGATGCAGCCATGATGGTCAACATCGACTCTGATTCAGCAGTAACACTCATCGCCATGGTGATCATCGTGGCGGTTTATCTCAGGAGGTCTTCACGATGAGCACCGATTACCGCGCCCTGTGCGCTGAGCTCGCTGATTGGATTGACAACGAAACCCTTACGGGCGGGCACCATCCGCTGGTCAAACGCGCCCGCACCGCCCTGGCCCAGCCCGAGCCGGAGGGGGAGATAGTACCCTCGAATCGGCCGATTATTTCAGCCCCAAAGCTGAGCATCTTCGCCGTGAACCGCCCCGCCATCGGGCCGGTGTCCGTGGCGGAGGGGCCAGCGATTGCCGAGGAAGCCTATGTAGCTTTCGTGCAAATCTGCAAGGGCAACTCTGACGATGCTGGCACTTACGACGCCGATGAAGAACTTGTAAGATGTGCGCTCAAGAAACTCAGTGGCCTGGAGCACAACGCCCAGCCCGTGCCCGTGCCCGCACCCATGAGCGCGGACACATTGGCCGCGATCATCCGCGAGGTGGACGGCAACCACGACAAGGGAGCCGCCGCGCTGGCTGAGGCGATCCTGTCTCACCCTGGCAGCAGATGGAGCCCCACCATCGAGCCGGAGGGGGTGGGGGATGTCCAGATCATGGAGGTGATGCCGCAGCAACTCCAAAAGGACCTTGCCACCGTCTCACGGCTGGCAGGCCATGGCGCAGGTCCAGACGTGGGGCCGGGCCTGTTCCGCGTCTCCCTGAACACTGGAATCATTGAACACTGCCGCGCCGTCCTCACCCACTACACCCGCCCCACCACCGAGCCGGTGCCCGTGGCTGAGCGGCCCTGGGAGCGCGAGAAAGGGTGGCGTGATCTTGATGGCGAATGCTGGTGGTGCCCCCCAGACGGCCCGCCCTACTGGCAGATGGCCAACCCAGCAATGGTCTACGGCGGCTGGCTGCTCCCCCCCCGCGCCCTACCACTACCCACCCCAACGCCATGACTCGCTGCATCGTCATTGGGTGGGACGCCCACCACAACTGCATCGGCCGGGCCCACCTGATCGCCCGCGCCGCCGCGCTGGCATTCTCTGAGGTCCAGCTGATCGCCTTCGGGTTCTCCCACCTAGGCCGTGAGGTGTGGCCGCCGTTGCGGGGTGAGCCGATCACCGTCATCCCTGAGCCTAAAACCGTCGCGGCGCTGATTGATCGCTGCCGCCGCGTCGCCGCGGCCACCGATGCAGACGTGGTGATCTGCTGCAAAGCCCGGC